GATTAATTGTTCTTAGAAACAACATCGTAGATCAGCTAAACAGGATAGGCTTATCTTTAGATATTGCTATTAGAACAATAGGAATAACAAATAATACTTTAAATACACTATTAACTATAGCAGCAGGAATACGTGCTGCAAAACCAGCGGCAATAGCAGCAGCTGCTACTCCAGTAACCGGATCTCCATTTGCTAGTCTTGTTTTAAATTTAAATGATATTTTAGATAGATTAAAATACGATGATTTAGGGAACCCAAAGCTACAAAAAATAAAAGTAGCCTTAGATTTATCTACCCCCGCAATATCCATAGCAGCTGTTTTTATAGCACAAGCAATTGTTATTTTAAATTCTATAGATTTAATCTTAAAAAGATGTTCACCTAATTCTACCCTTACACCAGTAAATGAAGGATTAATTCAAATATCACAACAACAAAATCAAGCAGAAACAACTATAAACCAAGAATTATATAACGGATTTGTAATTAGAATAGAAGAAGTTCCATTTACTTCTACTGTTAAACGCAGAAGAGCAATAGGTATAAATCAAAGTGGTATATCTTTAATCCAAACAGAGTTATCTTTTACTACAAATCCCGAAATACTAATTAACGAACTTAAATTTATTATTGACAGAGACAATTTAAAAGCTTATTAATTTTAATATTTATAATCATGAAAACAGACATTTTCAAAAAAATTATCAAAGAAGCTGTAAAAGAAGCTATCCAAGAAGAACTTAAGGATATTCTCTTAGAAGCAGTACGTTCTCCAAAGACAATTGTAAACGAATCTATTAGAGATACATATGCACAACCTCATATTGAAAAACCACGTCAACTAACTGCCCAAGAACGTAGAAATATGTTTTCGGGGATGCTAGAAGAAATGCAACAAGGTGGAGTAGCTACCTCAGCATATGCCGGTCAATTCCAGCCTAAACAAGCAGATACAGTAAATGGCGCGTTGCCTGATGGGAGTGTTGGTTTAGATCAAATAATGAATTTAATGAGTAAATAATGGCATTCGGAGCAAAAAGAATATTTCCCATAGATACCAAACCCGGAACCGGGGTTGGGGTGGCTATTCCTTTTAATGCTCCTGCTGTTTTTAAAACAACATATACTACAAAAGATGCTGTTAGAAATAATCTAATAAATTATTTTTTAACAAATAAAACCGAAAGATATTTAAATCCAAATTTCGGTGCCAATTTAAGGGCTTTCATTTTTGAGCAAATTACAAATGGAAATTTAGATTTCTTAAAACAAGATATCCAAGCACAATTAACCGCGTTTTTCCCGAATGTACTCGTTCAAAATCTAGAAGTAGCCGGAAATCCGGACACATATGAAGCCACGGTTATATTAACGTATAACGTTGTAGATACGGGCATAAATGACGAGATATCAATAACATTCACATAATGGCACAAAGAAAAAACATACAATATATAAACCGAGATTTTGGTGAATTTAGAGCTAGTCTAATAGACTATGCTAAAACATATTTCCCAACAACATATAACGACTTCACACCAGCTTCACCTGGGATGATGTTTATGGAAATGGCGGCTTATGTAGGAGATGTGTTGTCTTTTTATCTTGATAATCAGATTCAAGAAACATTTTTACAGTATGCCCGACAACCTAATAACTTGTATGAGCTTGCTTATATGTTTGGTTATAAACCAAATGTAACCCAAGTTGCTACAACAAACATTGATTTCTATCAGCAAGTTCCTGCTATATTGTCTGGGTCAACATATGTACCTGATTTCTCATATGCCTTATCTATTGCAGACAATGCTATATTATCATCTCCCGTTAACCCGAATGTGCCCTTTATTACAGAAGACCCAGTAGATTTCTCAGTATCCAGCTCAGGAGATCCTACCGAGGTTACTATATATAGTTTAAATGGATCTGATCCTGAGTTTTTTCTTTTAAAAAAGACTAGAAAAGCGATTTCTGCTACTATTAATACAACTCAATTTACCTTTGGAGCCCCGCAACAATTTTCCACTGTTGCTATAAATGCAGATAAAATTATAGGAATTTTAGATGTATTTGATACAGATAATAATGAATGGTATGAAGTTGATTATCTAGCTCAAGAAACTATATTTAATAGTATTAAAAATACTAATATAAATGACCCTAATCTATCTCAATATTCAGGAGATGCTCCTTATCTTTTAAAATTAGAGCAAGTTCAAAGAAGATTTATTACAAGAGTTATAGATACAGGATCATTACAAATACAATTTGGCGCAGGTAGTGCAACAGATACAGATGAAGAAATAACCCCAAACCCAGATAATGTAGGTATAGGATTACCATTTGAAAAAGATAAACTTACAACAGCTTATTCTCCTTCAAACTTCTTATTTACAAAAACATATGGTATTGCCCCTTCTCAAACAACATTAACTGTTAGGTATTTAACAGGAGGGGGAGTAGAAGCAAATATTCCTGCAAATAATTTAACAAGTATAGTAGGGAATATTAAATTATTGAATAATAACTTGGATGTCTCTACAGCAAATTACGTAGTATCATCATTGGCTGTTACAAACCCAATAGCAGCAGATGGAGGAGGGGATGGGGATACAATAGAAGAAATCCGCCAAAATTCCTCAGCAAATTTTGCAACACAGCTTCGAAATGTAACCCAAGATGATTATTTAGTAAGAGCATTATCTATGCCTGCTAAGTATGGTGTTATATCGAAAGCATATATTGAGCCTACAAAAGCACAATCAGTATCATCAGGGGAAGCTTTAGGAATATTAGATCTATATGTTTTATCTTATGATTTTAATAAAAAATTAACTACTACTTCTCCTGCTTTAAAACAAAATTTACAAACATATTTATCTTTTTATAGAATGATAAATGATTCTATTACTATAAAAGATGCTTTTATTGTTAATATTGGAGTAAATTTTGATATCATAGTATTACCTAATTACAATTCAAATGAGGTATTAATTAAATGTTTAGCAGCATTGCAAGATTATTTTGCAATAGATAAATGGCAAATTAATCAACCAATAATTCTTAGAGATATTTATATCTTATTAGATAGAATTGAAGGAGTACAAACAGTTAAAAATATATCAATTACAAATAAAGTAGGCACAAGTTTAGGATATAGCCAATACTCATACGATACTGCAGGAGCAACAAATGGCAATGTAGTTTATCCTTCACTTGATCCTATGATATTTGAAGTAAAATATCCAAATACAGATATTCAAGGCAGAGTAGTACCTTTATAATAACATAAAATGGCAGTATACAAAATATTCCCTTCTCAAGATGCTACAATATATTCGGCTTATCCTGCTATGAATACAGGATTAGACGAAATTTTAGAAGCATCTACTAATTTTAAAACAGGAATTTTACAAACAAATGGGGAATACCCTCAGGCTTCCCGTTTTTTGGTTCAATTTGACTCTGATGAGATCACATATGTAAGCGCTTCTTTAATAGGAACAGCAAGTTGGAATGCCAACCTTAGACTCTTTGTAGCCAATGACACTGGCTTATCAGGCACCACAACAGTAGCAGCTAATGCTATAGCCCAGTCCTGGAATATGGGAACAGGACATTATCTAGATAATCCAGAAAATGAAAGTGGTGTGTCTTGGATTTGGAGACTTTATTCGGGGAGTAATGCTTGGGCTACTTCAGGGTTTTCTGCAGGACAGACCGGCTCATATAATTTATCCACTAACCCTAATTCTGCAGGAGGTGGGGTATGGTGGACTGGTTCCCAAGCTACCCAAATATTCTCTTATTATTCAGATTTGGATTTAAATTTTAATGTTAAATCTATAGTAGAGAAATGGACAGGAAGTGTTTGGGCAAACTATGGATTTATAGTTAGACAAACCCAATCTCAAGAATTTGTAAATAATATTAATGAGCAAGTAACCCTAAAATACTTTTCTAGAGATACCCATACTATATATCCTCCCTGTTTAGAATTTAAATGGGATGATTCAGTATATAATACAGGTAGTTTAACAGTATTAACTACTAATCCGGCTACTATTTTATTAGCCCAAAATCCTGGGGTGTTTTATGATCAAAGTGTTAATATTTTTCGTGTAAATGCAAGACCTACATACCCTCCAAAGGTATGGCAGACCTCTTCTATTTATATGACTAATTATGCTTTACCAGAAAATTCATATTATGCAATAAAAGACTTGGACACTAACGAAATGGTTATAGATTTCGATACAACATATACTAAATTAAGTTGTGATGCGTCTGGTAGTTATTTTAAATTATATATGAATGGGTTAGAACCTGAAAGGTATTATACTGTTTTAGTGCAAACTACAATTCAAGGATCAACAATAGTATTTGATGATAATTATAGCTTTAAAGTTGTTAACCCATAATGGCTAAAGAAATTATAGATTTAAGTAAAGTAGCGTATAATAAAAATCAATATACTAAGGTAATTGATACGTTATTTACTCAATTGGTCTCTATCCCTATCACAGCGTCCATTAGTGTGCCTTCTCAAATAAATGGCTTTTTTGAACAATATCAAAATTTATTTTTCGAAATCCCAAAATTTGGTCAAACAAATTCACACGAATACTTAGTAAAAACTAGTGGAGAATATATTGGAGAAATTAAAACAGATGACACAGTAAATGCTTTACTTGAAGAAATAACCCAATTAAGACAAGAAAATTTAGATCTTCAACAACAACTATTTCAAATATCTCAAAATACAACCAACACACAATGACAGAAATAGTTAATATACAAAATATTGATCCTATTACATTTGAGTTGCAAACATACTCTCCTGAGGATGTTTCTTTAATTGCATCAAATGATATCTCAACTCAATTTAACCCAGAAACAGACTATTTAGAATATTTTATATATGATTTAAATAAAAATATTTTAGTAGAAAATATCACTGGTTATCCTAATTTTACTCTTTTAGATAACCAAGTTGTCATAGACCCAGAAGCTGATTTAAGGTCTTTTGGATTTACAGAAGGACAATATAATACCGCATATAATTTTTTAAGACATCGCCTAGCATCAACTGCATTAAATAGATATTATATTGACCAAATTAGTGCGGATAGAACCGAAGTAAGACTTAATACCACAGCTATACCTAATGTTGAGGTATCTTCTAGTGCAGTTATTTTTTCCCAAGACATTCAAAACGCACAAGGGGGCTATTTAGACTTTTATTTAGATTTTGGGAACAATCAGTTAGTAATAGCAAATAATGTATTATTAGATAATTCTAATCCTAATGATCCTACAGTTTTAATAAAGCTATACGAATCACTTCCCTCACAATTTGATATAAAAAGTGAATGTTGGGTAGTTGAACAAATAGCAGAATCTATAGCCTACAATATCAGCATTACTCCTGTATTTAATATTGAAGATGATAATATTCCTTTAAAAGGACCAAATTATAATCTATCCATATCAGATCAAATTAATAATTCTACACAATATGCTAGCCTTTCTTCTCTAACAGCTACAACTTCAGCTACAGGGTCAGGAAGTTTAAGATATCAATTAAATAGTTTATTAGCAGAAAGTAATGTTGAACTAAATATAGACTATTCTAGCTACGATAATTTTATTCATTTCTCTTCTGCTCAAACTCGTTTAGAAAATTTTTATTATAAATTATCTTTAATAGAGCAATATACTTATAGTGCTAGTTTATCAGTTAATACTACTACAAACTACTATGTTTCCTCTAGTAATATAATATACCAAGCAAAAATAGATGAAATCATAACCAATTTTGATGGTTACGAATATTATCTGTATTACGAATCAGGATCAACAGCTTGGCCTAAAACAAACAGTACACCCCCATATACAAATGCTTCTACAGTTAACCCAGGAGCAGGTTATACTTGGTTTATATCTCAATCGGCTGTAGCAGAACTATACGATAGCGAAAATAACAATGCTTTAGTAAATGCTATTCCTTCTTATCTAAGAGACGATCCAAATAATGCACAATATGAGTTGTTTGTTGAAATGATAGGTCAACATTTTGACAATGTGTTTTCTTATTTACAGGGAGTTACTGAGAAATATAATGCAGATAATCGATTAAATTATGGCGTATCTAAAGATTTAGTAGCAGATATATTACGCGATTTAGGTATTAAAATATATCAAAATAATTTTTCAACAGACGACTTATATGCCGCCCTGATTGGTATTACCCCTTCAGGTAGTTTATATAATTTACCTTATACAACAACTTCATTACCTGCCCCAACAGGACTTGAATATATTACAACATATGTTACTGCTTCTGCTACTGGTTCTTTACAGCCTGTTGATGATATAAACAAATCAATATATAAAAGAATATATCACAATTTACCTTATCTTTTAAAGAAAAAAGGTACTATAGAGGGTTTAAGAGCAATCATAACACTATATGGTATTCCCGATACTATTCTAAGAATAAATGAATATGGAGGTAAAGATAAAGATAACGCAAATGATTGGGATTATTGGTATGATCAATATAACTATACTTATACGCAAAATGGAAATAACTTTATTTCTTCTTCTTGGAGCCTAAATTCAAATTGGGGGGCAACCAATAATGTTCCTGCAACCTTGATGTTTAGATTTAAAACTAATGGTTTGCCTACATCTAACATCCCCCGATCTCAAAGCTTATGGTCAATTTCGGGATCTAGTGGTCAAGCAGCTATTATTTTAACTTATACAGGATCAGGGTATGCTACTTCATCCTTCATATCTAGCAGTGCTGGTCCTGTAAATTCATATTACCAATATGCAAAATTAGATTTTATACCAAATGTAGCTTCTTTAGGGACTTCTGCTAGCATATACTTGCCCTTCTTTAATGGAGATTGGTGGTCAGTTATGTTAACTAGTGGTAGTAATTTCACATTATACTCAAAAGATTCACTATATAATGGATATGATGGAAATCAAATAGGATTTCAAGGTTCTAGTTCAGTATTAGGTAATAATTCAATTTGGACAGCCACAAATACTTCATTTTTTGGATCATCTAGTTTAGTTAATTACAATAGATTTTCAGGCTCATTCCAAGAAGTTAGATATTATACTATACCTATAAGTGAAAGTATATTTGATGATTATGTAATGAATCCTAATTCCATTGAAGGGAACGGAACAAACCAAGGACCAAATCAACTTGCTTTTAGAGCATCGTTAGGCGGAGAACTATATACAGGTTCAACTTCAATACATCCTAAAGTAACAGGATCTTGGATTACTACTTCATCATTTGCAAGCAATAGTAATTTTTTCTATAGTGGGTCTCCTGTGTTCATATCGAATACACAATCTGTATTTTTTGATCAGCCCCCGGTTGGTATAAAAAATCCTGTAGCTGATAAAATTAAGCAGCAAAATCTTTCTCTTCCATATAGTAGCAGTCTAGCAAACATCCCCGATAATACAACTTTATCTAATGTTAGATCTGTACAACAAGATTATGCAATTAGTCAAAGTTATACAAGAGATGTAAACTATGTTGAGGTAACATTTTCGCCACAAAACGAAATAGACGATGATATTAGTTCACAAATTGGATTTATCAATATTGGAGAATATATTGGTGATCCTAGATTAGTATCTTCATCTGCAGAGACATATCCTTCATTAGACACTTTACGAAATGCTTATTTTGAAAAATATACCCATAATTACGACATAAATGATTATATAAGACTTATCAAGTTTATAGATAATTCTTTATTTAAAATGTTACAAGATTGGACTCCTGCTCGAGCAAGCCTAGCCTCAGGAATAGTAATCAAACAACATTTACTTGAAAGAAATAAATACCCTGTTCCTCAAGCTACTCCAAACACCCCAATAGCATATTACGGAAGTGGAAGTGGGAATATAGCTTGGGATACTCCATTTACATTTCAAAATCTTGTAGTCTCAGGAGCAGGCATAAGAATGTACGAAGTTACAGGAAGTGAAGCAGGTGTATTTCCAAATCTAAATGGGCAGACGTCATCTATAATACTCCCCGGAAATTATAATTCAACATTAACTCAAGTTTGGTCTGGTACAACACCATCAGTGGGGGGCCCTGTTGCATTTACACAATCTTCCCAAACAGAGTTTTTTAATGGAGAATTGAGTGGCTCAAATCTTGTAGTAACAAACGGAGATTTAAATGGAGATAATCCGTTTTTAAATATTGATACTACCATAATAGCTTACACTGCATCATATTATAATGATTCTATAGTCCCAGCAAATAATTTTTTAAATAAAAATACTTCACCTAATCAAGGAGAAATATATTTATTATATGACCAAACTTTGAGTATACCTAATGTGTATGTACCTCCCGGGTCAATATCTAATTTATAAAATAAAATTCAAATAAATGGCTATTTTTTTCACAGAAGGAGTTAAATATATAAAGATAGCACGCTATGATGCTCTTGGTAATGATAATTACCAATCACTGCGTCAATTAGATAATGTTAGAATCAATACTAATGATAGAGGTATTATAAGTTACCCTGTTCTTAACATAACAGAATACCCTAGCTCGTCTACAAATTCTCCATACTTTTTATATGAAATAGCTACTACTAATGCAACTTCTAGCACAAATAATCAAATATTGAATTATAGAGTAAGCGCTAGTAGTGCTGGCCCTATTTCTGATAGCTTTGGCATACAATTCCCAGTTACTGAAATAGGAACAAAAGTTATAAATTATACAGAAAATATAGATAATCAAGGCTATTTTGACCCGACTAATGGTAATTATGTACTAGGGAATACCCCTAATATTCCATTAATATTTACTGCTTCCTGTGCATTTAACTACACAGGAGCCCCATCTTCAAATGGTACTGTATATTTGAATTTTGTACAAGGAAATTCATATCTTGGCCGAATTAAAATAACCTCAGGATCTGGGACTAGTGGGACTTTATCAATGAGTGGGTCTTTTACTCCAACAGAAAACCAAGCATATTCATTGTATGTAGGGACTGCGGGTGATACTATGGATTTTACTAATATAGATTTAAAAATTACTCAATCTATTGCCCTCCAAGCAGGCATAGGCGCCCAAACCATCCTAGAACCATATATTACAACTCCATTCATCAACTCAGATTACGATGTATTAATGAATAATGCTGTGATAAACAGACCTAATTCATTTTATCTAGATGTTGATTTTGCAGATAGTCAAATTTTACCAATTAACCAGCAAGCAATATTAGGTAATTCTGCAACCCCTGCTGTTATACAAGATTCAAATTATTCTTCAGCAACCCGCATAGGTGCTTCTACTACAATAGAACCCATACCTTCAGGATGGTGGATAAACTCAAGATATATTGGTAAACAGCTTCAATCTC